GGTGCAATACCACCACCCCGCCAGACACAGAGATGTTGTTGTTGAAGGTCGCCGTGACCGTGCCAGAGCCCGTGGCCGCCTGGGACAGCGTCACCGTCGTGCTCACCACAGACACAACCGTCGTGCCCGCCGGAATGTTCGTGCCGGTGACCGTCTGCCCAGCCCCGATGCGGATGTTGCTGGCCGCCAGGGTAGCCGTCGTTGTGCCATTCAGCGTCAGAGAGTCGGTGAACACCCCGATCTGAGACATGGTCGTGCCAGCGATGTCGCCGATTAGCACCGGCGTGTTCGCTGTGCTATCGATTTGTTGCAGGTTCTGGCCCGGGTGAGCAACCAGCGAAGCCACGCCACCCGTGACGTTGTAGAACCCATCAAATTGCCAGAGATTCAACGGATTGGGCGTGAAATCTGACAATGTGAAATCCAAGATGCCAGCGCCTACGCCAGCGTCATCAAGTGTCAGAACCTGCAAGCCGTCAGAATGCCCGCTGAAGACGTAGTTGAACCCGTTCTGAGCGTTCACCCAGATGCCACGAGAAGGGCCCTTGAGGTCCTCGATGATGCGCCGGAACCCGAACATCTTGCGCGGACGACCCCGCTGGAAACGGACCCACCGGCCGTCCGTGTAGAACTGCCGATCAAAGATCGTGCCGTCCCGCTGGATGCCGGGCTGCGTGTCAAGTGAGAAGACCTTCTGAGTCATTGCCTCGCCTCAAGCCTACTAACCTTCTCGGACAACTGCTTGACAGCATTGACCAAGTGCCAGATCAAAACATCTGTGCTCACCGATAGAGCGCCGGTACTGCGCTCAATCACGCTTTCCGGCAGAACTTCCTGCAACTCTTGGGCGATCACACCAAGCTGAACCCCAGACCTTTCAACTGCTTCAGTTTTGGGCAGCAGGTCAACCTCGTCAGGAGATCGGTATTCAAAGTTTCTGACACGAAGCCTGTCAATCACTTCTAGGCCGACATTATTGTCGACAATATTTTTCTTTAGCCGTTTGTCCGATATGGTGTCCCACGATGCTTGGTTTTTTTGATTGTACGCTCCAACTGATCCAGAAAGAAAGGAGGTATTTGTGCCTTTCCCAGTAAGGCCGGAGCCAATCACCACCTCATTGCTTACGCTACTGGATGATGCGTTGGTGCCGTAGCCAAGATAAGTGTTGTCGCTGCCAGTGGTCAGAATGCCGCCAGCGAGAGACCCTATCGCTGTGTTATTGTCGCCTGAAGTGACGTCCACCAACGAGTCATTTCCAAATGCGGTGTTGTTGGCGCCGGCACTTGTGTTGCTGCCCAACGGGAGGCCCCCACCAACTGCGGTGCAGCTTGCGTTTCCAGATGCCCCAATGCCGACCGTAATTTGGCCAATTACTGCATTATCCAATGCGGAAATAAAACGACCAGAGCATTCAATGTTCCCTTGAATGTATAGCCCTGAAGCCCGGGCTATAAGTCGCTGAACTCCAAGTATTGATATTGCCAACTGGCCGGGCAAAGATCTATATATCCCAGTCGTAGGCTCTGACGCAAAATTCAAAGACGGGGATCCGACGGTGCCGTTGGCCAGAGATATTGTAGACACCCCAACATTGATGGTAGAAGCGTTGTAGAGGTTCTGAGAGTCGCAGACCAGAATCACCTGCTGACCAGCGGTGACAACAACAGAAGTGCTTCCGGCCACGCCGGTTGTCAGAGTGACCGTATACCCGGCGCTAGTTCCGTTTGTCTGATTCGTGACGTAGTAGACCGCAATTGTCTGCGGCACCGTCACCGTCACGTTGCCCGACAGGGTTCCTGTGAACTTCTGAATCGGGTTGGCAGCCTCAGATGAGGTCAACGTATAGCTGCCTGACGTCACCGCTTTGGTGTTCTGGCTGAAATTGAAGTCAGTGCTCTTGCCAATGCCGACAGTGAAGAATGACGTGCCAGAGCAGCAGATGATTGCGGAATCAGACGGCTGCAGCGGCAGAGACACGGAAGAGTTGATCTGGTCGCTGCCAGAAGGCGCAACGGTCAGCGTCCCCGTTCCGTTGTTGCGCAGCAGGATGAACCAGTTGTTGCCAAGCGTGGTGGCCGACGTCAAGGTCATCGTGGCAGACCCGCCGGTCCATACGAACGTCTTGGCGCGATCGGCCTCCACCGCGGTGTAAGCGCTGGAGAACGTCTGTACGGGGTGAGAGGTGTTCAGCGTCGCACCGATCACCGTCAGGCCGTAACCCACCAGAGAGGCAGCATCGGCCGCCGAAGAGCCGACGCCGAAGGCGATGATGCCCCAGGTCCCCGCCTCATTCGCGTTGGTCGTGATGTAGATGTACCTTGCCGCGCTGGCCGCCACGACTGCGATGACGTTGCCGTCGTAGTCGGCCACCGTGAAGGAGTTTGCGCCGACGTTGCGGATCAGAGCATCCTGGCCCACAGATGCCTGATTGGCGGGCGGCATGCGCATGATCAGGCCGCCGGTCGTGGCCGTCACGTCCATGATCCGCGCCGCGTAGTTGGGCGTGGCGTTGCCGTTGATCGGCCACTCCAAGACGATGTTGGCCGACAGCGTGATGCTGCGGTAGGAGACGTCAGTCGGAACGATGACGTTGCCGGTGAACGGGCTGTTGAAGCTCATGCATCCCTCGCAATGGTTTGGCGGTCACCGATGCGGGCGACGTCCTCGACCTTCAGCACCTGCATGACCTGATCGTATTGGGCCTTCCACATGGGGATGCGCTCGTCGTTCTTGAGGAACGGCATCGCCTGCAGAAGTGACCCGTACAGAAGCGCCTGGGGCGCGTACTGGGTGAACCAGTTCGTCTGGTTCGACTCGTCCAGAGGCTGAGACCGCTCGTAGTACAGCACCTCGTAGTTGTAGGCCGCCGCAGGAGTCGGCGCCACCAGCCAGTGCGTGTAGTCGTAGTCGCAGTAGTACAGCGGCGTGTCCGTCAAAGCGGGATCGGGCCAATACTCCCGCAGGTACTCGTACTTCCGAAGCAGCACCGGCCTGCGCTCTCCGGCTACCGTGACGTTGATGGAGACCGTCTTCCGCCACCGGGCCGGCTTGTCGATCGTCGCCTGACCCTGAGTCATCGTGCTTGTGGCCACCGTCAGGTTGCCCAGGAACTTGAGCTCCGAGGCAATCACCTGCTCCGCCAGCATGATGAAGGTCGGAATCTTGTCCAGCGTCGCCGCGTCGGTGCGCTCAAGGTAGGACCGGATGTCCAGCACCAGACTGTCGTAGGTCATCACTACCGCAGGCATCACCACACCTTCTTCTTGATCGATTCAGGCTGCGGGACATACTGCTGCCCGCGCTTGGTTCCTTCGCGCTTTGCCCGGCTGGTGGCTGCGTATTCAGAAGGTGTCAGCTTCTCGCGTGCCGCCTTTGGCAAGTACCGCTCTCCGGTCGCTTCAGAACCCTGGGTGGACGGTTTCCCTGAGCGCGTGCCCCAGTCCTCGCGCGTCCACCGCGCCAGGGCATTATCCGCCCTCTGAGGGCCTTTGTAGCCCCCGCCGCTACGTTGGTATTGCTGAGTCGCCATTTGCGCCTTACGGGCGCTCCATTGGCCTGGAGAGCCCCCTTTGCCAGACGCCTTGACGTTGGCGACGATGCGCTTCCACTTGGCAGGATCGGTCTTGACTGCGCTCATCTCAGGAACAGCGCACGTTCATCCGTACGCCGCCTCACAAGCCCGGGAAGCTCCCGGCCGCCGGCCTTCGTCCACTGCATGAACGCGTCAGCCGCCCCTTCAATGTCGCCGCGGTTGGCCTTCATCCTGATCTGGCTGCGCTGCAGGTTGCCTAGACCGGCGTTGTACGCAAAAGAGACCAGAGCGTCAAACCGCCCTTGACGACCAGCACAGCCGGGAACCAGACGTAGAACACCTCGCTCAAAAGCAGCGACGTCAGCGTCGAAAAGCGCATCAATCTCTTCCTTGGACCAGACACGGTTGTGCTCCGGGCGTAGCGGGTAATCCCGCCTGATGAAGCCTTCATACCCCTCCCTGCGAACCATGGGAAGCTGAATCTGGTCTTGGTACAGGACGTGCCCGTACCCGACCGTCCAGATGTGCGCCGGGCACAGGTACGGCTTTGTCCTGTAGCCCTCGTACCGGTGCATCAGCGCAGCGCCCTCCGGGCTCAGCTTCACTTCTTGCTCCACTGCCTGCTGCCGAACCAGAACCCGATGATCCCGCCCAGCATGGCCATCTCGTCCTCGCTGAAGATGATCGCCGTCACCCGGATCAGGTCATCCACCGACTGGATCAGGCCCGGATGCTTCCAGACGTACAGCGTCAGAGCAGCGTTGATCAGGACCAACTCGATGATGAAGATGTAGGTCACGGTCGGCCTCACCGTGCCGACGTAGTTGGCAACCCAGCGGCTGGCCTTCTCCAGCACCTTCTCATCGTGCCTGAGCGCCGCCTCGGTCATCTGCGCCTCGGTCTGCATCGCCACCTGCTCGACGCGGATCTCCTCCATCTTGGCCTGGGAGGCGTACCCCTGAGCCGCAAGCTGGAGCTCTCGCTCGGTCTGCAGACGCGCCAGGGCAATCTCGTGCTTCTGATCAGACTTGTTTTGGAAAAACTCCAGCAGCTTGGGCAGGCCGCTGATCAGCAGACCACCGAGGGTCGAAAGCAAAGAGAGCATAGTTACCCCTTGGTGGAGATGACATCGTCGCCGCGCTGCACGGTGACACGGTCGCCTTCGACGTTGACCTTCATGGTCGGCTCCTGACGCTCAGGTTTGTCCAGCCGGCTGATCAACTCCTTGATGATCGTGATCTCCGGCTTCTCTTCCTTCTTGGCCTCGTTCACGATGCCGTTGACCATCTGGATCAGAGCCATCGTGGCCGTGGCCACCAACCCAATCACGGCCGGC